AGGGCTTACCTTAAGAACAGACGTTCTGGTTTTTCGTTTATGGCGTCTGGAGAAATTGTAAATTTAGCAACAATATCAAGTGACTCACGTTATGGTATATTGTCAAAATCAGGAGCTGATGCTAAGAAGATGTTTACAGATAAGGTAGTACCAATATCGGTTAACTATCCTTTTTTCTTTAAACCAATTCAAGACGGTATGGACCGTCCGAAAACAGAATTAGCTTATCGTGTACCTGCTTCCAAATTAACAAGGAAAAAGTTAGACGGTAATAACAAAGCAGAAATACTTGAGGGATTAGATACAACTATTGACTGGAAGAATACAGGAGACAATAGTTATGATGGAGAAAAGTTAAAACTTTTAATACATGACGAGAGTGGTAAATGGGAAAGACCAAACAATATTTTAAATAACTGGCGCGTTACTAAAACGTGTGTACGACTAGGTAGTAGAATTATTGGTAAGTGTATGATGGGTTCAACATCAAACTCTTTAGACAAAGGGGGTGATAATTTTAAAACCTTATATAATGATTCTAATGTACAAAACAGAAATGCAAACGGTCAAACAAGATCTGGTTTGTATTCTTTGTTTATACCAATGGAATGGAACTATGAAGGTTTTATTGATGAATATGGACACCCAGTATTTAACACGCCAACAAAGCCAACATTTGGACCTAACGGTGAGGTAATTGAAATAGGTGTTATAGAGCATTGGAATAATGAAGCTGATGGATTAAAAGGAAATCAAGACGCATTAAACGAATACTTTAGACAGTTTCCTAGAACAGAAGATCACGCTTTTAGAGATGAAGCACAAAATAGTATATTTAATTTAGCAAAGATATACGAACAAATAGATTATAACGAAGATCTTAGAAATAGTGCAGTTATAACAAGAGGAAGTTTTCAGTGGGAAAACGGTATAAAAGACACAAGAGTAGTGTTTTCACCAAATCCACAAGGAAGATTTTTAATAACTTGGACACCGCCGTTGCAATTACAGAATAAGCAAATAATTAAAAACGGATTGAAATACCCTGGTAATGAGCACATTGGCGCATTCGGTTGTGACAGTTATGATATTTCAGGTACAACAGATAACAGAGGATCTAAAGGAGCATTACACGGATTAACTAAATTTAGTATGGATGATGCGCCTCCAAGCACATTCTTTTTAGAATATGTATCTAGACCTCCAACGGCAGAAATATTTTTTGAAGATGTATTAATGGCTTGCGTATTTTACGGTATGCCAATATTAGCAGAGAATAACAAACCAAGACTTTTATATTATTTTAAAAGAAGAGGCTATAGAGGTTACTCTATGAATAGGCCTGATAAAGTTTGGAATAAACTTTCGGTAACTGAAAAAGAAATTGGAGGAGTGCCAAACTCAAGTGAAGATATGAAGCAAGCTCATGCAGCAGCTATTGAGATGTACATCGATAGATATGTTGGTCTTAAAGAAGATGGTGATTATGGCACGATGTATTTCACTGATACTCTAAATGACTGGGCAAAGTTTGATATAAACAACAGAACGAAATATGATGCTGCTATTAGTTCTGGCTTAGCTATTATGGCTTGTAATAAAGAGTTATATAGACCTAACGCAATAACACAAAAAGCACCAATAAACTTAAATATTGCAAGATATTCGCAGAGCGGATTAACATCAGAAATAATAAAAAGATAATATGGCTAAAGGAGTAGTAAATAGTTTTTTCCCAAGTCAAGTAGTAAGTGATCAAGAAAAAATGTCACCAGACTACGGGCTTCAAGTTGGTAGAGCAATCACTAATGAGTGGTTTTCTGCTAATTCTGGAACTACTAGATATAGAAGTAACCAAAACACATTTCATGCTTTAAGGTTATATGCGCGCGGTGAACAGCCAACGCAAAAATATAAAGATGAGTTATCTATAAACGGAGATTTGTCTTACTTAAACTTAGATTGGAAACCTGTGCCTATTTTATCTAAATTTATAGATATAGTAGTTAACGGTATTGCTGATAGAGCGTTCGATTTAAAAGCATATTCACAAGATCCTTATGGAGTAAGTAAAAGAACAAAATATTTAGAATCAGTTATTAGAGACTTACAAACAGCAGAGTTAAACAATTTTGCTAAAGAAAATTTTGGTATTAACTTATTTGAAAACCCACCAGAAAGATTACCTGATTCTCAAGAAGAATTAGACTTGCATATGCAGCTATCATATAAGCAAGGTATTGAAATCGCGGAAGAAATCGCAATCAATACTATATTTGATGGTAACAAATACGATCTTACAAAAAGAAGAGTGTATTACGATATTGCGACATTAGGTATTGGAGCAGTTAAAAATAGCTTTACAGAATCAGAAGGAGTTAAAGTAGAATATGTAGATCCTGCTTATATGGTTTATTCTTATACAGAAGATCCATATTTCCAAGATATATATTATGTAGGAGAAGTTAAATTCGTTCCTTTAAATGAGATTAAAAAGCAGTTTCCAAACTTAGATCAATCTATGATGGAACAAATCCAAAGCCAAGGTTCTCAAAACTATGGTGTATGGGATAATAATGTAAGTAACTATAATAATAATAGAGACTCAAACGTTGTTCAAGTATTGTATTTTAATTTTAAAACTTACATGAATGAAGTTTACAAAGTTAAAGAAACAGCAACTGGTGCATCTAAAATAATATTAAGAGACGATCAATTTGATCCACCTATTGATGCATACGAAGCGCAGTTCGGTAAAATGTCAAGATCACTTGAAGTATTGTATGAGGGTGTATTAGTATTAGGTACTGATATTTTATTAAAGTGGGAACTTGCTAAAAATATGATGCGTCCTAAGAGTGATGAAACTAAAGTTAAGATGAACTACAGTATTACAGCTCCTAGAATGTATCAAGGTAGGATTGAATCGTTAGTTAGTAAATGTACTGGCTTTGCAGATATGATTCAACTTACTCACTTGAAAATGCAACAAGTGCTACAAAGAATGATACCTGACGGTGTTTATTTGGATGCTGATGGTATTAACGAAGTTGATTTAGGTAACGGTACAAATTATAATCCGCAGGAAGCATTGAATATGTTCTTCCAAACAGGTTCGATAATTGGTAGATCATTTACACAAGATGGAGATTTAAACCCTGGTAAAGTGCCTATTCAAGAGGTACCTACTGGAAATGGCGGTGCTAAATTACAAACATTAATTACGACTTACAACTATTATCTACAAATGATAAGAGATGTCACGGGTCTTAATGAAGCTAGAGATGGTAGTACGCCTGATTCTAGAGCATTAGTTGGTGTTCAAAAATTAGCAGCAGCAAATTCAAATACAGCGACAAGACATATATTAGATGCAGGTTTATTCTTAACAAAAGAAACAGCGGAATGTTTATCACTTAGGATTTCTGATATATTAGAGTTTCACCCCGCTAAAGAAGCTTTCATACAAAAGATAGGAGGATTCAACGTTGGTACATTAGAAGAATTAAACGATTTGTATTTACATGATTTTGCTATTAACTTAGAGCTAACACCGGATGATGAAGAAAGAGCTATGTTGGAAAACAATATTCAAGTAGCATTGTCAGCGGGGTTAATTGATTTATCCGATGCTATCGATATTAGAGAAGTTAGGAATATCAAATTAGCAAATCAATTGCTTAAGTTAAGACAGAAGAAAAGACAAGAAAGACTACAAGCAGAAAAGCAAGCAAATATACAAGCACAGTCTCAAGCTAATATTGAAATGCAACAAGCAGCTGCTCAAACAGAGGTTCAAAAAGATCAAGCATTATTCCAAACAAAATCGGAGCTTGAAAAATTAAAAGGGCAACTTGAACAACAAAGAATACAAGTAGAAGTTGAGGCTAAAAAACAATTAATGGAATTAGAGTTTCAATATAATATGCAATTAAAAGGTGTTGAAGTAGAAGCTGCTAAGTCAAAAATAAAAGAAGACCAAGACAGAAAAGATCAAAGAGCAAAACTGCAAGGAACATTACAAAGTGAACTAATTGACCAGAGACAAAAAAATACTGGTCCTAAAGACTTTGAATCGTCAGGAAACGACGTAATGGGTAGCGGATTTGACTTAGGTTCTTTTGAGCCTAGGTAATAATAATACTAACATTTATATAATATTTTATCATGGAAGAAAACAATGAATTAGATCACAAAGAAGAAATCGTTATTAGTAACGGTGCTTCTGTCGATGAGGACGGGACAATCAAGTTAGATTTTGGACAAATAAATAACCCACCAGCTGATGCCATTCAAGAGCAAGAAACAAATGAGGTGGATGTTCCTGAACCAGCCGGAGATAGCGAAGCGTTGGATGAAGGAGTACCACCACGGGAAGAGCCCATTCAAAATGAAGGGTCCGTCATTGAAGAAATAATTGACGAGCCATTACCAGCGGACGCACCTGCAGAAGCAATTAATTTACAAAACGAAGTAAGGGAAGCAATCGCTGATAATAAGCAGAATGGTATTGAATTACCTGAAAACATTCAAAAAGCTATTGACTTTATGAATGACACAGGTGGAACATTAGAAGATTACGTTAAATTAAATACTGATTACAGTAAGTTAGACAACTATAATCTTTTAAAAGAATATTATCAAAATACAAAGCCTCACTTAGATAGCGAAGAAATTGATTTCTTAATGGAAGAGAATTTTGCATTTGATGAGGACATCGATGACGAGCGTGAAATTAGAAAGAAAAGAATCGCTCAAAAAGAAGAATTACAAAAAGCAAGGAAGCATTTAGAAGGTTTAAAATCACGATATTATAGTGAGATTAAAGCTGGAATTAAATTAGCTCCTGAACAACAAAAAGCGGTTGAATTTTTTAACCGTTATAATAAAGAGAATGAAGAAGCTACCAAATTAGCTGAAAAACAAAAACAAGTATTTTTACAAAAAACAGATCAAGTTTTTTCCAATGATTTCAAAGGTTTTGATTTTAGTGTAGGAGACAAAAAGTATAGGTTTAATGTTAAGAATGCTGCTGAAGTGAAAAACTCACAAAGCGATATTCATAATTTTATCAAGAAGTTCTTGAACGAAAATAATGAAATGTCAGATGCTAGTGGTTACCACAAGAGTTTGTTTACAGCTATGAATGCGGATGCTGTCGCACAACACTTTTATGAGCAAGGTAAAGCTGATGCAATAAAAGAGAGTACAACTAAAGCTAAGAACATTGATATGGGAACACGAGGTGTACACCAAGATGTTAAAACAGTTAATGGTTGGCAAGTGCGATCAGTTGATAGTGGACCTTCTGATTCAAAATTGAAAATCAAAACTTTTAGAAAAATTTAAAATTAAAAAATTATGGCAGCACCTGTACCAGGTTTCGCAACCTCGCCTGCAACATTGGCAAACTTAGCACACTTAACACCAAGACCTGTAAAAGGATTGTTTGGAGACAACTATTTGTCTTTAGCAAACATGACTTGGGCACAACAATTTTTACCTGAAGTATATGAGAAAGAAGTAGAGCGCTACGGTAATCGTACAATCTCTGGTTTCTTACGTATGGTAGGAGCAGAAATGCCTATGGCATCAGATCAAGTTATTTGGTCAGAACAAGGAAGATTACATATTGCTTATGACACAGTTAGATCTAACTCTCCAGCTGGAGCAGGTGGACAAACTATCTCAATTCCTAACCCAGGAACAGATGGTAAAGCACCTATCTTAGGAGCCGGTATGACTCTTGTTATTGCAAAAGGAAATGTAACTAACAAAGCTTACGTTAAAGACAACGGAACTGTAGCTGGTGGTCTTACTACTTACGCTATTTCTGTATACGACAATGCTAACAACAACTTAACAGCAGCTTTACAAGGAGCTACTAGTGGCGCACCACTTAGCTGTTTCGTTTTTGGTTCTGAATACTTAAAAGGATCTGAATCTGCTGGAAATTCAATTGACGCATCATTCACAAGATTCTCAAACCAACCAATCATCTTAAGAGACAAGTATACTGTTAAAGGTTCTGACGTAGCTCAAATCGGATGGGTAGAAGTTACTACTGAGATTGGAACTAGTGGTTACTTATGGTATTTAAAATCAGAGCACGAAGCTCGTATTCGTTTCGAAGATTACTTAGAAATGGCTATGGTTGAAGCTGAACAAGCTGTAACTCCATTTGCTGCTAATGCTACTCAAAACCCTGGTGGTGGAACTATCGAAGGAACTCAAGGATTATTCTCTACATTAGAAGAAAGAGGTCTTGTTTACAATGACCCTAACTTTGGAGCTGCGGCTGGTGTAGGTTTAGCTGAGTTTGATACTATCCTTGCTGGGTTAGACAAACAAGGAGCAATTGAAGAAAATATGTTATTCTTAGACAGAGCAACTTCTCTTTCTATTGATAATATGTTAGCTGCTCAAAACTCTTACGGGGCTGGTGGTACATCTTACGGTGTATTTGACAACTCTGAAGATATGGCATTAAACTTAGGATTCTCAGGATTCAGAAGAGGTGCTTACGATTTCTACAAAACTGACTGGAAATACTTAAATGATTCTACAACTCGTGGGCTTATTAATGATATTAAAGGAGTGTTAGTTCCAGCTGGAACTTCTACAGTTTATGACCAACAATTAGGGCAAAACATTTCAAGACCATTCTTACATATCCGTTACCGCGCTTCTGAAGCTGATGACAGACGTTTGAAATCTTGGGTGACTGGTTCTGTTGGAGGAAACTACACAAGTGACTCTGATAAAATGAATGTTCATTTCTTATCTGAAAGAACTATGTGTACTCAAGCAGCGAACAACTTCGTATTGTTCAAAGCAACATAGTATTACCTTATAGTGTAATGGTTACCCTCGTTGAAACTACGAGGGTAATTATTACCTTTTTTACACTTATAAATTTTTTAATTATATTATATCATGGCAACAGCAAAAAAATCTGCAGCACCGACTGTAGAAGAAAATGTACAATATGACGTACAACCAACACCAATTCACGAAGTAAAAGAGCCTACTGTAAAACAAGCTCCAAAAAAAGATGAATGGGTTATAAAAGATAGGTTATATGAGTTAACAACAGGTAAAAAACCTTTAGTTTTCACATTACCAACAAGACACAGTGACGTAAAATCTTTATTATGGTTTGATCCTGAAAAAGGCTATCAAAGAGAATTAAGATATTGCAC